CAGAAGCACATCGGCGTCAACTTCACGACCGCCGAACTGACGATGCAGTTGGACGACTTCGCGGAACGCGTGCTGAAGCCGCGTATTTCGCAGCTCGCCGCCAGCATTGACGCTGACGTTGCCAACTCCTTCAAATGGATCGGCAACTCGGTCGGCACGCCCGGCACGACTCCGGCCACGTCGCTCGTTCTGTTGCAAGCGCAGCAGAAGCTGAACGAGAACGCCGCCGTCATGTCGCCGCGTTATGCGACGGTCAATCCGGCTGCTAACGCCGCCCTAATCGAAGGCATGAAGGGTCTGTTCAACCCGGTTTCGGCTATCTCGAAGCAGTTCAAGAACGGCCTGTTCGGCGAAGGCATCCTCGGCTATGACGAGCTGAATATGTCGCAGTCGATCAAGCAGTTCACGACGGGGTCGCGCACGGGCACCGTGACGGTCAGCACCTCGGTCACGACCGAAGGTTCGACCAGCATCGTCCTGACGGGCCTTGGCTCGACGGTCATTAAGGCTGGCGACGTGTTCACCATCGCTGGCGTCTACGCCGTCAATCCGCAGACCCGTGAGTCGACTGGCTCGCTGTTCCAGTTCGTTGCTCTGGCTGACGTTACGGCGTCCACCACGGCGACGGTCACTGTTGCGGCCATGTATTCGGCTGCGCAGGCTCTGGCCACGGTTGACGCGCTGCCGGTTTCCGGTAGCGGTGTCACGTTCCTTGGCGCTGCGTCCACGCAGTATGCCCAGAACCTTATCTATCACAAGGACGCTATCGCGTTCGCCACGGCCGATCTCCTGCTGCCGCAGGGCGTCGACATGGCTTCGCGCCAGGTTCACAACGGCATTTCGCTCCGCGTTGTCCGTCAGTATGACATCAACAACGACCGACTGCCCTGCCGTATTGACGTTCTGTATGGATACAGCGTCATTCGTCCGCAGATGGCCGTCCGTCTTTGGGGCTAATAGAGGGGGCTTCGGCCCCTTCTTTCTCTCAATTCAAGGAGTTTAATCCATGACTACTACTTCGAATGCGGCGTATCCGCTTGAGACGTTTGGCCCTTATACCGCCATTCCGCAGGGCACGGGCGGCTATCAGTATTCGGCGGGCAATCGCGTCGAACCGCTGGTTCTCCCGCAGGGCGCTCCGGCAGCTCTGACCGGCGCGACTGTTACGGTTACGGCGGCCAATTTGGCGGCTGGCATCGTTACGATGGATTCTGGCGGCACGGACGCTGGCACCTACACGTTCCCGACGGGCGCTCTCATCGACGCGGCTTTCCCTAGCGTTGCAGTCAATACGGCGTTTGACGTTGTGTTTATCAACATTGGCGACAATGTTGCTAACGACGTGACGTTTGGTGCTGGCACCGGCAATAGCATCGTCGGCAGTGCGGTCGTCATCGACGGCGCGACCACGCCGTCCTCGGCTATCTTCCGTTTCCGCAAGACGGGCACGGCGGCGTATTCGATCTATCGCATCGCTTAACACTAGGAGAAGGCAATGCCTAATACTAAAGCTGTTGGCGTTGCCTTCTCTGATCCCGAACTCGTTGCTGGTACGACCATCACGGGCGCGACGATCAGTGGAGGCACCATCTCTGGCGCTACCTCCGTCTCGGCGTCGGATATTACGACGACGGGCGGTCTTTACCTGAAATCCGCTACCGTCGCGGCGGCGGGCACCAATCAGGCGACGGCTGCGGCTGTTTCTGACGGCTTCACGCTTGTCTCGGCGGCTGACGGCACCAAGGGCGTTCTGCTTCCGGCGGCTGTTGCGGGCCGCACGGTCATCCTCAAGAACAACGCCAACGCTGTTTTGAAGGTTTGGCCGGCGTCGGGCGACGCTGTCAACGCCATCGCGGCTGACTCTAACTATGTCCTCGCGGCTTATACGTCCTCCCTTCTGGTAGCATATGACTCGACGACTTGGTATTCTGTCCCGCTTCTGGCGTCCTAATATAATCTCACAGGCGGCCTATGGGCCGCCTGGCCCTTACCATAGGTGTAAAATGGCCCTCATTTATTTGCGTCATGCGCAGCATGGCGTTAAGATCGCTACGCTAGAAATGGAAGCCGAAGCCGACGAAGAGAACGGCTGGGAAAGGTTCGATCCTAATGACAACGACAGCGGGCGACCAGATCAACGGGGCGCTGAGACTTCTGGGCGTCCTCGCAGAAGGCGAAACGCCCTCGTCGGAGACATCTCAGGACGCGCTGACAGCTCTGAACCAGATGATCGACTCGTGGAACACGGAGCGTCTGGCGGTCTTTTCAACGCAGGATCAAATCTTCCTTTGGCCTCCCGGCGAGCTTAACCGGACGCTTGGCCCTACGGGTGATTTTGTCGGTAATAGACCTGTTCTGCTAGATGACGCGACTTATTTCCGTGATCCGCAGACCAACGTGTCTTACGGCATAAAATTTATCAATCAGCAGCAGTATGATGGCATTGCCGTCAAAACTGTCACGTCGACCTATCCGCAGGTCATATTCGTCAACAATACGTTTCCCGACATTGATATGTTTGTCTACCCCAAGCCGCTGCGCGAGCTTGAATGGCATTTTATCTCTGTCGAGGAGCTGACGCAGCCGGCTACATTGTTTACGCCATTGACGTTCCCGCCGGGCTATCTGCGGGCGTTCCGCTACAATCTGGCTTGTGAAATGGCCCCGGAGTTTGGCGTCGAGCCGTCCGCGCAGGTGCAGCGTATTGCGATGTATAGCAAGCGCAATCTGAAGCGCATCAATAACCCAGATGACATCATGGCGCTGCCTTACAGCATCGTCGGCACTCGTCAGCGCTATAACATTTACGCGGGCAACTACTAATGAAAAGCCCGATTCTTGGCTCGTCTTATGTTACCCGCAGCATCAATGCTGCGGATAACCGCATGGTTAACCTTTACCCAGAGGTTATTCCTGAAGGCGGCAAAGAACCTGCGTATCTTCTTCGGTGCCCAGGGCTTCGATTACTTGCTAATGTTGGATCTGGCCCAATCAGAGGACTTTGGACGTTTAAGAATTACGGTTATGTTGTATCCGGCGATTCACTGTTTAAGCTAGACACAAGTTTTGTGGCGACTTATATCGGCCGCGTCGCCGGAACCGACATGGTGAATATGTCGGATAATGGCACTCAGCTATTCATTGCGGCAGGCGCGAATGGATATATTTATAACGCCAGCACTAATGTTTTCGCCCCGATCACAGACCCAGATTTTCATGGTGCGGTTGGCGTCGGATTTATCGACGGTTATTTTGTTTTTAACCAGCCTAACAGCCAAGTTTTTTGGGTCACGCAGCTTTATGACGGTTCGTCTGTTGACCCATTAGATTTTGCCAGCGCTGAAGGTTCGCCCGACGATCTTGTGACACTCATCGTCGATCATCGCGAAGTTTGGCTATTTGGCACCAACTCGGTCGAAGTTTGGTATAACGCCGGCCTGCCGGATTTTCCGCTCGCGCGCATTCAAGGCGCGTTTAACGAAATCGGTTGCGCTGCCGCGTATTCTGTCGCCAAACTCGACAATGCGCTTTTCTGGCTGGGCGCGGATGCTCGCGGTAAGGGTATTGTTTATAGGTCTAAAGGCTATACCGGCGAGCGCATCTCGACGCACGCTATAGAGTGGCAGATCCAGCAATACTCCAATATCTCTGATGCCGTCGCCTACACATATCAGCAAGACGGCCATGCTTTTTATGTCCTGAACTTTCCGACCGCCAATACGACGTGGGTTTACGACGTGGCGACTGGTGTTTGGCATGAACGCGCCGGTTGGCTGAACGACAGTTTTACGCGCCATCGTGGCAACTGCCAGATGTTCTTTGCCAATGAAGTCGTCATCGGCGATTACATCAACGGCGGGATATACGCATACGATCAGCGCGTGTATGACGACGCTGGCGATATTCAAAAGTGGTTACGGTCTTGGCGGGCGCTTCCTACCGGCGAAAATAATCTGCGGCGCACGACGCAGCACAGTTTGCAACTCGATTGCGAAACCGGCGTCGGGCTTAACGGCTTAGACTATTATGATGTTCAGTCTGTTAAATTAACGACCGAAAACTCGGACGTTCTAATAACTGAAGCCGGAACAGTCATAATTGTAGACATAGCATATGTTGAAGGCGCTGATCCTAAAGCCATGCTTCGCTGGTCAGACGATGGCGGCCATACTTGGTCAAGCGAACATTGGAAGTCTATGGGCCGTATCGGCCAGTTTGGCTATCGCACGATCTGGCGGCGTCTCGGCATGACGCTGAAGATCCGCGACCGGGTATATGAAGTGTCAGGCACCGATCCGGTTAAAATAGCCATTATGGGCGCGGAACTTATACTGAGCCCGACCAATGCTTGATATATCGCAGATTCCCGCCCCGCGCGTTCCGATAACGGAAGAAGACGGACGTATAACCTCTCGCGCTTGGTATAGATTTTTCTATAACGTCTGGACACTTCTTTATAGCGGCATGACGCAAGGCGTCTTTTACGCTACCGGGACGCAAACATCGCCCGGCGTGGATACTGCCGTCCCCATGCTGTTCGGGCAGACTGCGCTGGCCAATGGCGTTTACATTGGCGCGTTAATATCCAGAATTTATGTGCAGCGCAATAACACTTGTAACATACAGGTCTGCGTACAGGTTGAGCCAACATCAAGCGATCTTGCAATATTCAATATTTGGCTTCGCGTAAATGGCGTTGACATACCTTACACGGCGTCTACCACGCACATTAAAGATCCTGACGCTTTGGTGCTTGTCACCAAGAATTTCGTTTACAATTTTGCCGCTGGCGACTACTTTGAAATAATGTGGTCTACGCGCGGGTTTAATAATGTTCAATTAACCGCTGGTGTCGCAACGTCGCCGGTTCCTGCAATACCGTCCATAAGTCTTACGGTTAACAGCCTGATAGGTGTATAAATGGCTAATCTCGGGCCGGCCCCTAAAGTTCAATTTTTTGACTCAGAAGGCAATTTTCTGGTCGGCGGTAAGGTTTATACCTACGCGGCCGGTACGACGACGCCGCTGACATCATACACGGATTCCAGCGGTACAGTCCCAAATACTAACCCCGTTATTCTTGACTCTCGGGGTGAGGCGAATATTTGGTTCGGCGCGGCGATCTATAAGATAAAATTGACGACCGACACGAATGTCGAGATCTGGACTGTTGATAATGTTTCAGCTTCGCTTTCGTCGGTTTCCCCGGCGTTCACAGGCTCGGCAACGATCACTGCCGCCACTTCTACGCCCGCGCTTAAAATTATTCAGACTGGCCCAGGTTTGGCATTGCGCATTCAGGACAGTGACCCAGATCCGACGCCTTTTGTTGTTACCAGCAATGGCTATGTAGGCGTCGGAACCGCCAGCCCGATCACGGAATTAGAGGTGATTGGAACTATTACGGGCGCTTGGGCGTATCTTCCGACCGGCACTACGATGATATTCGCTCAAACGGCGGCTCCGACTGGCTGGACAAAATCAACCACACACAATAACAAGGCGTTACGCGTTGTATCGGGCGCTGGCGGCGGGAGCGGGGGCTCTATTGACTTTACAACGGCGTTTAACGTCGTGGCGGTCAACGGGACTGTGGCGGGCCATGCCCTAACTACAGACGAGATTCCGGCGCACGCGCATACGGTTAGCTATACATCGGTTGGCGGTGGTGTCGCGATTGGATCCGGCACTACCTACGGAAACGTGACCAGTGGAGCTACTACAAGCTCAGTCGGCAACAGCCAGACGCATACGCACGCATTTACTGGCGATGTTAATATGTCGGTCAAATATGTCGATGTTATTATCGCGGTGAAGGACTAATGGAACTTAAAAACGGATCTTTTTGCCCGCTTATCAAGAAGGACTGCGTGCAGCTTAAATGCGCGTGGTTTACTCTTTTGAGGGGGGTCAACCCCAATACCGGCAAGGAAGTCGACGAGTGGATGTGCGCTGTGGCGTCACTTCCCATGCTTCAAATTGAAGTCGCTAAAGAAGTCCGGCAGGGGGCAGCAGCGACCGAATCCTTTAGAAATGAAGTGGTTTCTGTCTCTAGATCGCCTCTTCAGCCTAGACTTATTTCGTGATATAACGCCGCAGGAGGCGCGTGATGGATCCGTTTACAATGGCCCTTCTGGGCAGCTCGGCCGCAAGCGCGGTTGGGGGACTGTTAGGCGCTAGAGCTTCTGGACAGGCCGCGCAGGCGCAGAGCCAAGGCGCGATGATGTCGGCGCTTATTCAGGCGCAACAGGCGCAGGCAGCTCGCGAGCAGCAGCAACAGTTTTTCAATACGGCTAAAGCTGGCTATGACCCTTATTCACAGTTTGGGCTTGAGTCGACGAACCGTCTAGCCACTTTGATGGGGCTGCGTCCCGGCGCGGAATCGGGTGCGCTTATGCGTCAGCCAACCATCGAAGAATTGCAGATGGATCCTAGCTATGCGTTCCGCGAACAGCAAGGAATGCAGGCTGTTAATCGTTCGGCGGCGGCGCAAGCGGGGCTTCAGTCTGGGGCAGCGCTTAAAGCGGCGCAGCGGTTCGGGCAAGGGCTTGCCAGCGAAGAGTATGGAAACGCATATAACCGATTCATGCAGAACCGCGCCAATCAGATCAATATGCTCCAGGGCGGCGTCAATACGGGTTTCGGCGCAGCGCAGGGTGTCGGTAATCTTGCGACAGGCACCGGCACGAATATCGCCAATACAATGATCGGCGCAGGACAGGCAATCGGTTCGGGGCTTGAAAATGCTGCGCAAGCCCGCGCGTCTGGATACATGGGCGGCGCGACCGCTCTCGGTCAAGCGCTTCAGACTATGCCGTCAAATTATATGGCGTATAGCATGATGAATCGGTTTACGCCGGGTGCAGGCGCTCCGCGCGCTGGCGTAATGGATTATTTTTCTTCTGGGCCGTTCCCTTCGACCTATAGGACTGTCTGATGCCCGTTCGTTATGACATAGCCTCGCAAGTTCCGCAGATTGGCGG